GGAATTATTGGTACTAAGGGTAGCCTTGAGGGACTTGACACAGCTTCAAAAACAAACCTAGAGAATTTTAATTCTTACATAGTGTCAGCATTTGCTGCTGCAGAGGTTTCCGGTGAAGGTGCAGAAGGCGCTTTACTTAATGTAGCCCGTGGGATTTCAGCGCTAGGCGCTCAAGGTGTCAATACTGGAGAAATGCTAGAACGGTTTGCAGAGGTTGCCATTACTGCCCTTCCCGGCGCTGGAGCAGAATACAAGCAAATGTTGTCTGATATTGCTACTGCTCCCGATTTAGAGGGCATGAGACAAATTATTATTGCCTTCTACAGCCTTAAGATTGCTGCTGCCGACAGCACAGCTGCAGCAGGGGTTTTTGTAACTGCACTTCAAAGAGCTCTTCGTGGCTTGAAAGAATCTTCTAAAGAATTTGACATTACCGGCACAGTAACCCAGTCACGGACTGCCCTAGAAAAGCTAACTGAATCTTTGGATTCTTTGTTTAGCTGGACTGGTCAGCAGACTGGAATTAGCAGCTCACTTAGAACGCTTGGCAAGTCGCTAGAAGAAAACGGTAACACCTTTAGCATCTGGTCAGAAGCAGGTGAAAGCAACGTGAATAACATCGAGGGTGTTATCAGGCAGCTTGCAACACGATCAGGTGGAAACCTGCAGACATTTGCCAACCTTCTTGCTTCCCTAAGGCAGTCACTTGTTGACGCTGGGGTCGGAGCTAGTGGTCTTCGTTACGTTGACATTGCGATAGCAAATACAGGCAAGACCGGCAAGGCAACCGACAGCATTGTTAAAAGGCTAACTAACTCGCTAGAAGATATCGATTCTTCAGTGGATGAGATCAAGACAGTAGAAGAGGCAATCAAAGCTGTTGCAGATGCTGCTAGCAAGGGAATCAAGTCAAACTTCTCAGAAGCGTATGCAATCGATGAAGTAACTCTTGGTTGGCTAGATATGGCTGACGCTGCGGAAGACGCTGCAGAAAGCATTGTGAACTTCCAAGAAGACATAGACAAAGCCAATGAGTCTATTGAAGACGCTACACAGTCGATCATAGAAGCCAAGGCTGCAATTGATGGGCTAACCGCTGACCGTGGAAAGCTTGAGTACCAGCTAGAGGTAGCACTACGCTATGGCGATTTCCTAAGGGCAGACCAGATTCGTGCAGACATCGCAAAGGTTGATGCAGACCTTTTGGGCGAGGCTGACAATATTTCTGACGCAAACAAAGACATTTCTAAATCTCAAAAAGATGTGGCTGATGCAGAGCAGGGCATTATTGATGTCCGAACAGAGAGCACACGAGAGGCAATCGAAGCAAGTCGTGCACTTGAGGACATGGCTGAAAAGTATGCCTTGGTAACTGCTGGAATGATTATAAACGCAGATGAAGGTGAAGATCTAATTGCAATTATTGACGCACAGGTAGAAGCGTTCAAGGAGAACGCAATACAAATGGGATACACCGAAACCAAGGCTCAGGCTGTTGCAGATGTGTTGCGTAAAGAGCTAATCAAGTCAATGGATGAAATCCCAGAAAACATTGAGACAGACATAGTAGCCGACACCGACGAAGCTCTTAGCAATGTGCTTTCTTTTGTAAGTAAAGCAAACACCGCTCTCGCTTTAATTAAAGACAGAACTGTAACAACAACTTTCGTAGAAAAAAGAGTCGGATCCGGGACCTCCTCTAACCCAAGTCACTGGGACGGTTACTCGGATGGTGGGATTGTCAGGGGTGCCGGTACTGGCACTAGCGACAGCATTGCTGCCAGACTTTCAAATGGCGAGTTTGTTGTAAACGCCTCTGCGGTTCAGCACTTTGGTGTGCCTTTTATGAACGCCCTGAACCAAAGCAAACTGCCCGCAGCAAGTATGTCTGCTCCTAATCAACAGGGGCAAGGTAGCCAGATGGTTTACTTGTCTCCAGAAGACAGGCAGCTACTACGCTCAGCAGTCGAAAGACCGATCTCACTGTACACTGATAACACTGTTATCGCAAAATCTGCAAACGCTGGAAATCAAGTTCTGGCACAAAGAGGTTCTAACTAATGGATAGAAAAATATACTTCGGTAACAAGACCAAGCAGGTCTGGATAAATGCCCCTCAGACGGGCATGACTGCCTCCTCACAGTCCTTTACTAGCGAGACGCAGCTACTCAACGGCAGAAGCCACATAAACCGTTCTAGAGGCTCTCACAGGCGCTTTCAGCCAACGTGGGTTGGCTCGCTAAATAGCCCTGCTCTTGAGTCAAGCTTGCAAACTGTTAAAGATTTCTCAGACGGCGTTTACGGCGACGGTCCTTTCTACTGGGCAGACCCTTTTGCAACTCAGCAAAACCTTTGCCCTCCTCACTGGGCAACTCCGATGATGATGCAGAATGATCTTCCTCAGCTTTGGGACATTGCGCCTTTTGAATATTTAGATACAGCAGACAATCTTTTTAACTACCCAGTTAAGTCTGCTAGGTATGTCTCTTCTGACACAGCAGAACTTGGCAGCACCAAAAAACTTACGTTTATTATCCCAGAAGGCTACACTCTTTTCTTTGGGTGGCATGGTGTTATTGCTGACGGTGTGCCAACCATGAGAATAGACCGCTATAAGCGCTCAGATGGTGCTGTGAGCGCCTTGGATACCACTCCGGTAGCAGTCACATCATCTACTAGAACAAACACCTCAGTGGACGGCACAACCTACTCCTGCGTAGACATCTACTTCTATAACCCACAGGGTGAAATCTTTGATTTTACCGTGGCTGGAATGATCGCTCAGATATTGCCAAGTAGCGCATCTCCTAGCTTGGGTGGGTTTATCTCAGGTCGAGGCACAACAGCTGTCGAGTTTGGTAGCACAGTGAACATCGAGTACTATTCCTCTGCAATAAACGACGGGCAGGTAGGGCTATCTACTGAGTGGATAGAAGTCTAATGAGCATCAGGACTTCAAAGCTTACCGGTAGCGGCTCTATCCTTCAGGGCTCCGAGGTTAGCTATTCCTACTCAGAGGATGTAACCAGTCTTCAGCCTTCTGAGCTCTCAGGTGGTGCGGGTCAAGTAACACTTCAGGCAATCGCACAGGAGTCGATCATTTCTGGCGACAAGCACCCTGCAACAAAGCTGTCAATCAATAACACCATGAGCGTTATAGACGACAATGCAGGTGAGGTCGAGTTTCAGGTAAAGAAGGTAATCATCAATTCCGAGCTGGTAAGCATAACCGGCTCTACCATTGATGCAACTTTAAACGTTGACAGAACTGCATTGCCAATGGGCGGTCCAGTAGACAATCCAAAGACACTAAAAGATGCCATCGACTACTATTGTGCTTTAGTTGACATAACCGCTTACTACTCTGATGATTTGCTTGACTATGTAGAAGCAAAGCCAGTGAACTTTATCGGCTGGCAGGGCAACGTTTGGGAGCACTTGAAGATGCTGTGTGCTGGTGTGTCAGCTAGTGACACCGAATATGTCCCAATGGAGATGCACATAGAGTTAAATGCATTAACTTTTAGAATTGCAAAGACACAGACTATCGATGTTCTTTCAAACGCTTCTTCAATTTCTACCGAGATCGATGCGTTCAATGCAGCTCAGCAGGTAGAGATAACGAGCTACACAACTTCTTATAAAAGCAACGGCATAATCACAGAACAAGAGAGTCGTGTTGACGAGATTCTTGGCATTCAGAATGTGACTATAAATGACCAGCTACAAGTGGAGGCTGGTGAGACTCTAATTAAGCGCTTCACTGTAAACTCCTCTTTGACTAGCGTAAACCAGCCACTAAACAAAAGCGCAATTACATCTCTTCCTTACACCGGCGCAACCGGCGAGTATGTCGTAGTTGGCTCTGATGATTTGCCAATACTTCCTGCTCAGTGGTTGGCTCAGGGAGGTCAGCTTGATGTCTCTCTTACTGAAAATCCCAATGAGATACAGATAAGAATTGTTGCACCAGCCGTGACCCAAATAGATGCCGCTGGTGGCGGCACAACTCTTGCGCCTTACAAAATCGGTGTCGAGTCTTCGGGAGCCGAAAGCTACCCAGCGTTGTGGATAACCGGCACAGGGGTGTTCTATGATGAGAAGCTAACCATCTTCCCTACTGGCTCACCAACTGAGTACGCTCCAAACATTAGTGCACCAAGCGTGACCAATCTTTTTATAAACAATGATGCTGACCTTTACACAAGAGGCGTTGCTGCTGCTCAATGGGAGTGTGGACCAAGAGTAAAGATAAACGTTGACAACCCAGTTGATTCTAGCTTCGGCACAACTATTGGCTCTATGTTTGTTTATGAGCAAAATAGATACAGAATTGACTCAGTTAGTTTCTCTCAGAACGGCTCAACTATATCTGCGGTTGCCTCTGCGCCAATCTCTGAATTTAATACGAACTGGGCTGGCAAAACGTTTCAAGATTTTACTGACTTTGCATTCGATCCAGAAGACTCTCCAGATAGCTACTTAAGCTTTAATGAGTTTACAATTATCCCACTAGCAAAGGTGTAACAATGAGCTTCAGAAGAAACTACTTACCATCTCAGTCTCAGCCTTGGACTAGAGAGGTTCAATCTCGGGTTGAGGCAATGGAGCGAGACGTAGTTCTTTCAGACATCAATAACAGAACCCGTGACGATCAATTACAATCCTCTTACAACCGCCTAGACTCTGCTTTTGTAACCCTAGCTACTCAGCAAACGACCTTAGAGTCGCAACAGACTGAGCTAACAAACGTATCGGCAGAGGCTGATACCGCGCTGCAGACTGCGATTACTGCAAACGGATTGGCGGTCACCGCAAATGCTGATGCTCTTGAGGCCCTTAATGAGATTATAGAGCTAGGTTCTGCAGGTGGTCCAACAATTAACGCAGCTAACATTACTGCTGGAGTCCTTAACGGTATTACCATTACTGGTGGAACCTTAAACACGACTCCTTCAGGTGGACTTGGCGTTCAAGTCGTTGGTGCATCTGCAAATTTTCAATATTTTGGCTCTACTAAAGGCACGGTAACTGCTGACAGTAGTGGTAGGTTGCTGGTTTCTGGAAATAATGGTCTTTATCTGAATGGGGGGGCTGCTGGCTCCACTTTCTTTGGCTCTGGTGGACTTTCTGTTGGGGACGATGGGGCATTAACTAGAACTGCACTAGTTGGTGGCGGCACGACTGGTGCTTCAGTTACTAATGGTGGCAACTTTGTACGTACAAGCTCCTCAGAAAGATACAAAGCCGACATCGAAGATGCTGAGTTTAGCCTTGAGGCAGTTTTACAACTTCAGCCAAAGACCTTTAGGCTTAAAGAAGAGGTAGAAGAAGACCCTGAAAACGCCTTAGTCTACCCCGGCTTTATCGCTGAGGACATTGCTGGGACAGCCCTTGATGTGTTTGTAAACTACGAAAACTTGCCAGACGGAACAAGGCGGCCTGACGGCGTTAGGTATGGAGAGCTTACCGCAGCCCTTGTCTCTGCTATGAAGCAGCAGAACGAAACAATCAAAACCCTAGAGGCTCGCCTCGATGCCCTAGAAGCTAAGTAAGATACAATAGGACATATGACAACGACTACTAAGGGTATCTCCTATCCGACCTCCTCAGACAACATAGCTCCTCTTGAGTCGCACTTTGCGGCGCTCGCAGCTACGGCTGACAGAGCTGCAGCATTGACTGGCTCAGAGGGATTTACGGGACACGCATCTACTGGCAGTGCTGTTAATGTTGCAGTCACTTTTGGGGTGACTTTGGCTGCTGTGCCAAAGGTAGTGTGCACAATTGAAGGCAGTAGCTCTTCTAGTAGTTACATAGCAACAGTAGTGGGACCGACTACCACGACTGGATTTACTGCAAAGGTTTACCGCTTAGACGGCTCCGGGGCAGATACCAGCTTAAAACTAATCTGGTTCGCCAGCGACTACGCAGCATAGGAATATATGGCCGATACAAATGAGCAGCCACACGCAAGAGTCACTCTTCAAATGCTCTATGAAAAGCAGATAGAAAGCCAGAATCTACTTATAGAGTTGACAACTAAGATGTCAAGCCTAGAAGGAATTGTTGAGCGAGTTAACCAGCTGGAGGTCAGGCAAGCAAAGTTTGAGTGGATTGAAAAGGTAGCCTATGCTTCTTTGACAGCTGGCATTGGTGCAATTGTATTTGCAGTAATGAACATAGGCAGGATTTAATAATGGCTAAAAGACTTTCAGATTGGCGTTTGGTTTACGACGCAAAATACATAACCTCTCACTATGGAGAGATGTCTGCCTATCGCAGAGCAAATGGTATGCAGCCACACTCAGGCACCGATTGGGCCAGACCACTCGGCACACGCATACCGGCAATTGCAAAAGGAACTATTCATCTTATCCAGTTTAGTGAAGTGCTCGGCTGGGTAGTTGTGCAGACTGCCATGGACAAAGATGGAATCATCTGGTACTTGGGCTACTGCCACATGGATAAGAAGCCCGGATACAGGGTCGGGCATAAGTTGCGTAAGAGCCAGACTATAGGAATTTTAGGAAATAGTGGTCAAAGTTCTGGGCCTCACGTCCACGTAACAGCGTCGAGAACCCTAAAGGGCGTGTTCGGCGTAACGTCTGATAAGGTTGACGTTTACAAGCTAATCCTAGATAATGTAAAGCGACCTGTACGAAAGGTGTGCGAATGTTGCAAAAGACCCTTATAAAAATGCTTGATGGCGTGTTCTTCCTAAAGGATGAGCCTGAGTCTGCTTCCGGTCCCGACTGGAAGTTTAGGCGCAAGGTAATCTTTGGCTCTTACCGCTTAGGTTTTGCCATGATTATCTTTGGTGCGTTGACTTTCCTTATTGATCAATGGGGAGTAGGGGTAACACTAATAACTGGCGGAGTCTCACTCATCTCCATCATCACAACCGCTTACACCTTGAGTGCATCTTATGAAGATGTCAAGCTATACAAAAATGAAGGAACGGATTACTAATGAAACTAATTACAAAAGAGTTTGTCAGCTACAGTGCTGAACGAGCTATTAAAACTTTTGCCCAAACCGCTATCGCAGCACTCGGTGCTGGAAGCATTGGGCTACTGACCATCGATTACGTCAACCTGTTTAGTGTTGCTGGCGGAGCTGCTCTGCTGTCTCTCTTGACATCTGTGGTAACCACCACGAGCGCCAAGAACTAACTGTCTTAGTTTTCTAAGGCGTTTACAAGGAACAAACCCGACGAGCAAGAAGCCCCCTGCAAAGGTGACAGGGGGCTTCTTCGTTTCTAGTCTTGTTCGTCTTCGTCTTCGTAGTGCTCTTCTTGGTGACTCTTGTCCATTACTGCGTAGTTACAATAAGCGCAGTCTGGGATTCCTACCTCACAGTGCCTGTCACAGTGTGGACAAGAGAAGTTATTGTCTTCACTCAATCTATAAACAGGCTGAGAGCAGCTGCAAACGTATTGAATGGTTATATCTATGTCTAACATCTCGTTGTGCATAGATGTAACGTAAGGACCTAAGCCAATATCTGCTTGTCCTGAAAACGATTCGTTGATGTAACCACCCAACTTAGCATTCCACTTTTTGCGGAGTGACCTGTCATTTCTTTGAAGAAGGCGCTTCCACCATCCATTGCCGGTGTTTGAACCCATAGCGTTTTGCCCCAATCTTCACAAGCGTTGTGGTGGAAATGATGTGTAACTAAAACATCTGCCATACCGACTTCGTGCCGGTTGGCAGCCATAATCTTAAACCAGTTAAAGACCTTGTTCCTAACATTACCAGCACCACGCCCGTAGACGCTACCGTGTGTGGTTCCGTAGTTCCAGCCTTGTATCTGGGTCAAGATTGATTCTTCCTCCTGTGCAATCTGGAAGGAGACGTGTTTCATGTTCTTATCCGCTTGCAATCCGACTTCTGCCATTTCAAATACCAGCAGGTCGTCATTGTCACCAGTAGCAGTTTTCTTGCCGTTGATGCGATTCTCGCCGTGGTTTCCCGGCACAACTACAACACGCACACTCTTGAACTGAGGTGCTAGCTGATGTAGTCCCGACAGGATGGTTGCAACTGTAAATCTAATCTGATCTCTGCGGTGCATGTCTAGGTGGAATGATTGGTTTGGGTAAATAGTGCAACCCTCAATCATGTCACCTCCACCGATGATTACAAGCTCTTCGAGGTTTCGACCAATCTTGCGTAGCTCTTTGATTCTTGCATCGGCATCAGCCATTGCAACCTTAAATCGTTCTGCAAAGGCTGGTGTTCCACCACCTTCTGCCTTGCCTGTTTGCCAGTCTGCCCAGTCAAGGACGAATGTTGATTTTTCGCCCCCCGTCTGGAAAGGCTTTCGTGCCTCAGACTTTAATCCCATTTGCTTGATAAGCGCCTCGGGATCGAGGTCAAGACGCTCTTGGTTTAGTTTGGAAACATTGAAAGAGTAAGTGTGCTTCCAAAGCATCTCATTTCGATCCCGAGACCAATACTGGCTGTGACGTTCCTTTAGAACGCCATTGACCTCAACCTTAGCTGGGTCGTGTCCAAAGATGCGTAGGATTTCTTCGTGGCTAATGTCGCTAAGCGCCTCGTCAAGACTTCCAGTGTTGAATACACCCTTGTCGCCATTCCATTCAATGCTTTGAAGCTCTTCATTGAAATGCTTCTCCGCATTAGCAAAAGATATACAATTCTTTCGGTGATTATTTAAGGTCGACTTCGCAAACAATCCATACATAGTAGAAATTGTCCTGCTAGAAGTTTCCGAATTTACATCAGCCTTTAGTTGCGGATTACCGGTTTCTCTTATTGCCTCACATACTTTACAAGTTCGCATTATTTATCTAGGTTCAACTTATTGGTCCACGTCTTGCCAGCGTCTCCACCCCAAGCGTCCCAAGCAACCCTACCCGGTGAGGGGTAGTTCTTTTCTCCTGCGTTGAACCCTTCTGCCTTTCTGTCTGTAGTGTGCCGAGCGAAGTAAGACTTCATTCTCACAGCGACTTCTCTGGTGACAGAGCCACCATTGGAGAGCTGTATTGCCCTACTACGACCAGTGTCGGTAAATCCGTCACCAGCCTTACCATCGGATATCCACTTCACAGCTCTAGTAGCTGCATTCTGAACGCCCTCTGGAATTTTATACTTCTTCTCTGCTTCTCTAACTCTGATAGTTTCTTGAAAATACTGAGATGGTATCATCGCAAGACGGCACAGACCTTCTTCTTCTATGTCTGCATTGACAGCACTGCACTCGAAGTTTCCGTTTTCCTCAAAGTGAAACACACAGTTGCCACACTTGATGCCGTTTTCTTTTTGCTTGTTCTGTGCCGGTGACAGATAACCAGCGTAGACACTGCTACTGGGTCCTTGAAAGCGACCATACTGGCTCACAACGCCGATCATTGCATCGACAAGTGCCCTTCCATCACCTTCAAGTTGAACGTAAAGGTCTTGGCTAACTTCTTTAATTTGCCTTGCTTCGACCATTCGTTTGTCCCTTAGGTGTTCTCCGCCAACCTCAACCTTTTCCTTCTTGGAGATAGCAACCATTTGTTGAGTTGCTGACTTCTTGGTTGAATGAGCTGCAACAAGTTCAAAGTTCTCCCTGACTACTGCCCACTTCGGGCAATCAGGATGGGACTTTGTAACGTAGTATTGCAAACTATGTCCAGCCTTTCAAAAGAGTTGGCATGTGTCTTTTGTTCCTCAAGTAAATTATACCGTGACGTGTCGAATCATTGACGTGTTGCTGGCCAACGGTGTAAAATCCCATCTTCTTTAGCCTCTGATCATCGCACAGTGGCTTCAGCTTAGGCTCTTGGTAAACTATGTCAAACCCCTGATACAGAGCCTCTAAAGCCCCTATAATGTATGTCGGTGAAAGGTTGGCCCCGTGTATGCCCGGCCTAAGAGTGAAGGACTCACAAACAATTACGTCTATCGGCGTGTCGAAATCCTTTTGCCAAGCAATAAAACCACTCAAGTCGTCTTTGACCTGAATGGTTTCTATAATCGATATGGACTTCTCCTCTGCCCTGAGCAGTGTTATGCCAGTAGTTCCTCCGGGGTCTATGCTGAGAATTGTAGTAGTCATATTATAATTTTTGCACTAGGGCATAGCAGTGAAATGCTAGCGGGTATCTGTAGCCAGCTTGGAACTTGCTTGCGTGAAAGGCAACTGCTTCTGGATCTTTCTTCACGTCTTCAAAACTGGCGTTCTTGTCGTAAGTGTCCACTTGAAATCTTCCTGTGAATTGTTGACTTGGGTATTCCAGATATCCTTGAGAGCATATCCGCAGAAGTCCCGTTAGATGTAATCTTCTTTACTGTCTGCCAGTCAACTTGGTCTATGTCTTGCTGAAAGATCAAGTCTCTAATCTCCTCAAGATGTTGGGGGTTTAGTTTACCACCGGTGCGAGAAGTCCTCTGGACAATTCTGCTAAGCGTTGCAGGGCTCTTGCCACACATATTGCTTATCTGCCTAATTGAGAATACGTTCTTCTCTGTAAGCTGCACAATTGTTCCACGCAACTCTTCTTCTCCATAAGAATCTGAGTTGTCTCTGAGTCTTATAGCCATTGCTATTGCGAATAAACTGTCTTGCTGTTTCATACTTGGGTCTCCAAAAAGGTTTTGTGGTTGTCTACATAGAGTCTGAGTCTGCCCTGTGAGCGCAATGATTCAACCATCTCGTCGAACTCACGCTTACGCTTGGAACCAAACCGGCGGAACACTTCATCGAACCTAACTTTGCCACCCTTGTTGGTCACAAAGGCTTCCAAATCATCGAGCTCTCTTTGCCACTCTGATTCACTAATTGATTGAGCCATACGAATCAGATTTGCAAACCAGTTTTCTGAGTAGTGAATTGCAACCAAGACGTGATGCATCTGAACTTCATCACTCTTGTCGTACATACAAAGAAGAACTGCAATCTTCCAGATCGAAAGAGCAAGTCTCTGGCGAGATGGCTCGATTGATTCCTCTTGTGGGTGACCTTCAACGAAGAGACCCATGTCCCACTTGAACTGGTTGAACCTCTTGAGGGCATCATCGGTCATTCTGATTGGTCTAGGGAATGGAGCGCCCTTCTTTTCCCAGTAAAGCTTTGAGTGATACAAAGAAGCGACAATCTCATCCATCTCGTAATCTTGTGTGACTATCGATTGGTCTTCAGGAGCCTGTTCGATTGCCTCTTTCTCAAAGGTCTTCTCGGGAGCGTCTGCAACCACATAGAGGAATCGAGCTAGAAACCCAGAGCGGAAGTAGTCAGCAGTCAAAATCTCAGAGACTTTACTGGTGATGCCCATCAAGTACATAATGAAGTTTGTCTCTGCCCTGTCGGACTGAACCGCAGAAGTTGCTGTCTTGCCACCAGTGGACCGAATAACAACTGGCACAGAGCCGTCGTACAGCTCGGTGAACTGGTCGGCAGCGTTTGCCATATAAGTCTTAGTCATAAACTCTTTGAACATTCCCTGAACTTCGTCCCTATGGAACATAGAAGTAAGACCATCACGGGCAGACAGGTGCTTGACCAATCCTTCTGCGGTCACGTTAGAGCCGATGTCAATCTGGTATCCAACGTAGTGCTCGTAAGCTCGAAGCATACGAAGCATTAGCTGTCGGGATGTTGACTTACGGCTAAGAGTTGTTTCGCCCAAGACCATAAACCAAAGGTTCAATCCGAGCTTTCCATACTTGGGTGTGCCGTGCCCCGTGTCTGCAAAAGCAGAAGACAGAAGGGTAAAGGCAGATGCGATCTGAAACTCTACAGCGCCATCGGTCTTCTTGCGAGCCCAAGCAACATATCGGTCAATGAATGTAGCTTGAGAGCTGGCAATCTCTCTCTCCTCAGGTGTTAGGAAGTCGATAGCTTTGGACTCATCGGTAGGCACAATAGAGTCAAGCTCTTCCAGCGCATCAAAGGGCTTGTCTGGAATGTTGTAGGACTGCTCAGCTCTTTGGACTTCACGCCACAGGTCGCCATCAGCATCAGGTCGTCTCTGTCTAGTAGAGATGTGATACTTATTGCACTTAGCGTGGCGTGCAACTGTGTAAACTTCTTCTGCCGTAAGACCTATGCGGAAAAGCTCAAGCTCAAGCCTCCAAAGGCGCTTAGATAAATCCGCCCCCACTGGCGGAGTGTCCATATACAAAGACATAATGTTGCCGGTAGCTGGAATCTTTCCAAGCACCTCAATGATTGGGGGTGTGTCTTTCGGTGCTTCAACGCTTCCCACTGAGTCAGGGGCAGGAGCAACATCTATATCTTTGTAGACATCCTCAAGCTCACCTATTGAATAGATCAATCCAGATGAGTCGCCGATAACGTCTTGGTTGTTCTCATACTTAGTGTTCTTACTTCCCGGAACTCGTAGGAGCTTAGTCGGATTCCAGCCAGAAACGTCACAGCCTTGATTCCTGTGTGCGTACGCAATCTTCTTGGCTAAGTTAGCCACTCTTGTTGGGTCACCGGCGCTCTCAAGCATCCAGTATGAGTGCCAGCGACCTTCTGAGGTCTGTACGTTGATGCTTGGTGGCATCCTAAAGTTGTCTGGGTTGCAAGTGTCGGAGTCGGCATAGACAGAAGAAACGGAGGCAGCGTGTTCACGAATGCGTCTTTTTTCTGCGAAAAGAATCGGAGAGAAGTAGACATCCCCAGCAGACATTGACTCTGCATACTCGACCATCTCTGAGAACTCATCAGGGTAACTGAAGAACTTCTGCACAGTGGGTTGCCCATTAGAGTCTTTGGTGACCACGGTTGCGTAGCCCGCAGCCTCACCCAGTATTGACTCTAGAAACTCTTTTGCCTTCATTTTCTCTTCTCCTCTTAGAAGTGTAAATAAAAATAGCTGGATAGGACTTACGATATCGAGCAACGAATTAGTGTTGTCCTATCCAGCAGTCCCCTTTTGGGAGTCGAACCCAATACGCCAACACGAAAGAGGAGGGAGGTTGGCGTAATCCAATAAGGGGGAATGTGCGTTGTTTACGAGTCGCACCCCTCGTTCGCCCGTTTGTTACCAGACATCTCCGGACTCAGTTGCACCGATATCGGCAAGTGAAGAAGCGCCTGATACCGACTTGACAAAGCCAGAGACATTGTTGTCAGCCGAGTAGTCACCCTCAGCTTCACGGATAGTTACCTTGACATCAACTGCTTTTCCAAGCACATCTCTGACATCAGGAACCTCGAACTCGCCCTTTACATCGTAGTCAAGTGCTTGGAAGAAGCTCTGCGTCTTCCAGAAGTCACCTGCAACATAAAGTGGAATGTATGCAAACAAACGACGGTTCTCAGTAGGACCTTCGCTTACTCGTAGCTGAACATTCCAGCGTGGTTTTCCAGCGTTCTTGCCGGAGCGAACTTCCTCAGCCTTAGCGTCGAAGATCGTGCAGGCATAAGTACCTGCTGGTATCGGACCTAAGTCCGATGTTTGTGATGTGTTTACTACTGCATCCGTTGGGACGCTTATTGTAAATGACATTATTTTTTAGCCTCTCCTATTTTTCTGATGGTTTCTAGTATCTTCTTGAAGCTTGGGTCATACATCTTGGCTGGCAATCCAAATCGATTACCTGATACCAACCTGTCTGAACCTTGAAGATACAGAGCTCGCCTGATGTTATCATCAGTTCGCTCACTTGTCATATAGCCAATGATGTCTGGTATCGCTGGCAGGGTTCCTCGCATTGAGCCGGGGAGCATCGGCACAGTCTTCACTGCACCGGTGGAGTCGTCCTTCTCATCTTGAGCGTGAGCAATGAAGATGGTCAAGAATGGTGCGTGGTGCAGATTGCGAGTCAGCTTGTTAGCCCACTCCTTCAGGTCTGCCCACTTGCCAAAGGTGTTCTTGGCGTTTTCTGTCTTCTCTTCAAATACCTTCTCTGCTCGGTTCATCGCAACTCCAAGAGTGTCAATAATGACAGTCTTGTACTTGTGTTTCACCGTTAGCAATTGCTCCACAGCAGCATCTAACTGCTGGTGTGTGTCAACCGCCAATACATCTACGTCCTTCCAGTCTCGGGCAATAGCAGTAGCGCCACCCTCAACGTCAATCAGTAGAACTGGGCTAAGCTCAGCAAGTTCGCTGGCTGAAGCAGCCAACCAAGTCTTACCGTTCTTAGGATCACCGTATATCAATACGGACTTAGGTGTGTTTAGCACCTCAGCTTTCTTTACGGCTTTAGCGAAAGCTAATTCCGGAAATTTTGTTTCTGTCATTTCATCTCCTTGTTGTGTCATTTTTAGATACTAGCACGAATATGTTTCATTCGCAATAGCGTGTCGGAATTAAATTCCAACCCTGCACTTGAAACATTCTGGGTCTCTGTCAAAGAGCTCAAGGTCCCTGCTCTCCTGTAAAGCTGACCACACATTTACCAATCTGTCCCACATTGACTGTGCGAACTCCTCTGAGTATTCAAAGGTGTGCGACCATACATCAGCCTCAGTTGTGCCATCTCTGTTGATGAACACCAAGCTAAGGTTGTCTATCCTTGTCCCTGACCGATTCAATCCCCAAGCATAGAGCTGTGTTTGTGCAACATACTTCTTAATTGTGTATGCACTGCCAGCGTCTTTGCCACTAGGGTCGTCAATCATCTTCTGAAGCTTCCTTGACTTGTCCCTAGTCGATGTCTTCCAATCGATCAAGTGGTTGTGCTCAATCAGCACAAGGTCTGGCTTAGAGTTGATTTTCCCGTAGCCTTCGATCTCTCCGAGGAAGATCTTTTCTTCGACCTTAGCACCGGTAAGCTCTGGGAACTGCTCTAGGTCTGCTCTCTCTATTGCATCTTCAAGATACATATGAGTAGCTGTCCCGAGCTTCCCTCCAAGCCAATACTTTACATACTCTTCTTTAGAGGATATCAGTGCTTGAGCGAGGTGATAGGTGCAAGGGTCTGAAATTTGACTGGCCCCTACCTTTCGTTGTAAGTCTCTTTCTGATTTCTGCGTAAATAGTCGCAAAGTCAGCTGTCTTACTTCGTAATCTGTTAGCAAGTTCCTTTACCTCCTCAGGTCTGTTGTGTGCTCTTACTGTTGTGGTTCTTGAAGACTCTCTACTTGTAAAATCTATGCCTCCCCAAATACCATACTCTTCATCGTTCTCAATAGCAAATATTAGACAATCCTTTATGACGGAACAGTTTCCGCAGATAGGGGTGACTGCCTTAGATTCCTTGATTGACTCTGGAAAGAATGCGTCCGGGTCGGTCTGGCGACAGATGCCTTCTTGTTGCCACAAGAGCTCACTAGCGTAGTTGCTCTCGTATAAAGCCTTTAGTAAAACATCCTTCTCCATTTTGATCTCCTCATTCAAATAGCTCTTCTATGTATGTTGCCGATGTGAAGTTGATGCCACCCCACACTCCCCACTGTTCGTCATTCGCAACTGCGAACTGGTAACAAGCTTGGATCAATGGACACTTGTGGCAAAGTTCTTCTGCTTCATTGTCCTCTAAAAGATGAGGTTTGTCAATGTAGGGTTCTGGGTTCTCCTTGCAAGCCAATGTGTCTTGCTGAAGTTGCAGGTACTGAAGCCTTTGGAAAGCTCTGGTGGCTTCCGGCTTCGGCATCAGTGTTGTTTCGTCAATTCTCACTTTGGGTGACATAACAATAGTTTTCCACAGGTTGTGAATAACTATTAGTTATTTCAGCGTGTTTCGTAATTACTTTTTTCCATCGCTTTTAGTGATTGAATGACTTCTCGCATAATCTGTTCCTTGTATTCGTTCCGAAGTCCGAACTGTGCGTATCCTGTGTTCGCTCTAACTTGGATCTCAAGCTCAAGTATTGCTCCTCTGATACCACTTTGATAGCCAGAGAAGTATGCATTGTGAGATGTCATATGTATTAGGTCGTTTATGCTGCTCATTTTTTCTCTTCCTTTATTCTGTTGATTTCATCGTTTATGTAAAATCTTGCTTTCTCAAGGTCTTGGATGCCTTCACCCTTTAGGTCTGCTCGCCAGATATATTTCACAGCGTTACCTAAATTGAAGTTCATATGTCTTGTCACCTCGATAGCCTCGATGCCACTTGGGTGGCTGGTGTAATGCCTTGGGTTGTTTACTAGGTCGTTCATCTTTCTCCATTTAGTAGTGTAGCGAGGGTGTAAAAGGTAGTGTAGCGAGGGTGTAAAAGGTAGTGTAGATACAATGTAGATACATTCTTGCAATCGTTTAGCCCTCTAAACAATCGCATG